CATTCATCACTTTCCAAGTGTCAGTCATTTCAATCATCAATTTTTAAGATTAGCATTAACTCCTAATACTTTAGCATTAGGATTCCTAGCAAGAGCCACTTGCCTTGCTTCTTCATAGTTACGTGCTTGAACTGTCTCGACAAAAACGGTTCCTGCTACGTAAAGTTTTACATCACACTTCATAATTTAAAAGGACTAGTTCCTTCCTCCCTGCTTGATCTGTATTATAGCACCCCACAGACCTCATGGTATAAGTGTGTGCAAATTCAGCAACTGTCCACTGCTTGAAACGATCCTTAACCATCTGTGAGTTATTGTATGAAATCAACATAGGACCAACAAACCTATCACAGTCCTCAGCAAATTTATCATGGTCAAACTTCTTATGCATACCACCCTTCTGACCATACAAGTTATCCTTAATATCATAAGGGGGATCTAGGTATGTAAATACATCCTTCTTATCAGTAAATAATTTTTTATAATCTAAATTAGTAATCTTCCAATCCCTTACCAGATGCTCATATTCCGTGAGTCTAGCAATTCCCGACATTGCGAAATTTGAGACTGAAGCTTGCTTGGAGAAGGATGAGGATTCAGTGAGACCAGAAAAAGAGCACTTGTTAACAACATAAAAATAACAGGCACGATTAATAGGGGATTGTCTCTCATCATTCAATTTCTCCTTTGCTGTTACGAATAATTTTTGTGCTGGATATACCGAACCACCTTCTGGTGGGTCAGGATGCATTCTCTTCCATGCCATCAACTTTTCTTGCATCCTACCACCATTATGCTGCAACTGTTGCCAGAAGTTAACAAGTGGTCCATACAAATCATTAACCCAAATATCAATATTAGGATACCTCTTGGTAATCTCCAGTGCTACTGAACCACCACCAACAAAAGGTTCTCTAAACTCTTTTACCTGGGAAAGGTCTGGGAGGAATTGCAATAGTTTTGGGATCGCCCGACTCTTCCCTCCTGGGTAACGTAATGGGGTTTTCAGTGATTTGGTAGTTCGCTTCATGATATTTTAAAAATTCTCGGAAAGTATACTTCATTTGTTTCTCTGTCATACCACAATGCTTTGCAGCAGTTGGTATATTCATTGTGGCGTGGAAGAGTGCTTTGTTGGCCTCGTCAACACTTTCTGGGGTTGTCGGTTTAGGATGTAAGTCCATTGATGCTCCCTATCTTTTTCTATTCTAACCTGTAATGCAAGCATTTGATCAATTTTTTCTTGATCTTCAAGAAATCTTAATAGACTAGGCATAATCAATCAAAATTATAAGTTAATGATATTCTACAATTATTTTCATTCATATGTTGCTGAACCATATGTTTCATATGAGATCTAAAAAGTATTAATGTTCCTGGTTTAGGTGTATACTTATAATATCCATGAGTAAACTCATTTGTTCCGTCGGCATTTTTAACTAAAACCATCTGTTGAAGTGGCGATTCAAACACCAAATCACCAGAACCTTCTGGAGCACACACATAATACACTGCAGAAAAAACACTATCAGGATGAATATGATATTCCTGATATGCATACTCATCAGCTACATTAAACCAACCATTCTTTGGTTGATAATTAAAATCTGAATCAAAAATTTCCCGTGCTATTTGACGAACAATATCTGTAGCAGAATTATTAATACGACTAAATCTATCATCTGTTAAAATATCATACGTTCCCATACTACTAAAAGTATTACAAGGCCAATGAGCACCACCATTATCAACAACTTTAAGTGTATCCAAACAAATATCTTTTAATGTTTCATTATAATCCGAAGGCATTAAATTATCAATCCTAGCAACAGCAGATGGAAATAATTTATCAACTTTTATCTCAATCTTTCTCTCAATTTTTACAATAGATTCTTTTTCCATACTATAGTATCAAACCCTGCTTTGGAGGAGTAATAACACGATTAAACAATTGTTCGTACTGTTGTTTCATGTCATCATTAATATCAACAACATAAACAACATGTTTCTTAGAAACACGAATCTTCTCCATACTCTCAGACATCAATGGCGACCATGGAGCAAATCCAATCTTACCCTGTTCTTGTGGTAAAGGAACAGCAACAATAGGTTGAGAGAACTCAACATAAGACTCATTGTTCTCCAATAGATCACAAATAACATCTTCACCCATAATCCTAACTAATTTTGTGTTCATAATTTCTCCTTATTTAAATTCACAACTCATCATAATCTCAGTGAGACATGCTAACATATTTATCTCCTGATCAGCAACAAATGGTATCTGATATTGATATTTTGCTAAGACCAATACTGCTTCTGGAATAGAATTTCTCTTCAATGATTCATATAAAGAATCATAGATCTTTCTCATTACCAAATTAGGATCATTATCAATATTATTAACAACCCACTTCTTAACCACAGTAAACTCTTTATTCTTCAACGAACGTACCAAATCATCTAAGTTAATATCAGCAATATCAATTAAAATAGATGCATCAATCTTACCAGCAGCAGCATGTCTTTGTGTCTCATTGATTAACCTACGCCAATCAGGATAGTACCTGGTGATAAGTTGCAAAAGAACTTTATCTTCAAACTCAATAGAATTCTCAATTAAGATAGAATGCAATCGTTTAAAGAATGCTACTTGTAAGAGTGGTTTATCACTATTCTTAATCTTAAAATCAATAACCGTACAACGTGAGTGTAATGGTTCAATGATCTTATTAGGAAAATTGCAAGTAAAAATAAACCTACAATTCTCATGAAATTCCTCCACAGCAGTCCTCAAGGACAGTTGAACATCAGAAGTGGTATTGTCTGCCTCATCGATAATAACAACCTTGTGGGCGCTGCTGGAGGTGAGTGAGACAGTAGAAGCGAATGTCCTGATCTTATTCCTAACAGTGTCAAGGAATCTACCTTCATCCGATCCATTGATTGTAATGAAAGATGCACCAATCTCATTACACAATGCTTTAGCAACTGTTGTTTTACCAACACCAGCAGTGCCAGCAAGAAGCAGATTAGGAATCTCCTTCTGCTCAATGAATCCTCTAAATGAATCTTTAATTGAATCGGGAAGAATACAATCTTCAATTGTTTGTGGTCTGTATTGTTCGCACCAGAGGAATTTTTTATTTGTCATTATGTAGTTCTACAGGCAGAAATATTTCATCCATAGATCCATGATTAAACACAGACTCTGGATGATTCATGATACTACCACGAAAATACTCTCCAAGTCCAATGGACTTTACAGTGTACCACATGGTTTTTTTCTTCAATTTACACCAATCAATAGCAAAGAGCAATGCAGCTCCATCAATCTTTGCATTGTAATCTGCAGAAAGAGTGATGAATTCTTTATATTCTGTCATTAGGAATCCAACCTTATCAGGTCTCATCCAATCTGGCAGTGTCCGGTTCATCATCCAACAGCAACCATAATTACCACACACTGCTGGTCGTAATGGATCATCATAGATACCACAACCACTTTCACATATATGTGGACATGGGTTATTTGGATGTACTTTATGTTCGTTTATTTCTACTGTTAGAGTTCCACTACAACATAAAATACATCCACCACATGATTTTATATACATCAAGGTTCGAGTGCAATATAATATTTGAGATCGAGAACACTATGTTCCCATTGGGTAATAAGTTTACGAGAAACTTTTGCTTTATAAGAAGACGGAGAAGCAGCAGAAATGTTAGATACTTCATACAATCTTAAGTTCTCAATCTTCATAGAGAGATCTAAACTATCTACACAATTACCCTTAAGGTTTTCTTCATATACATTACAAGTTTCATCTTCCTTGTCACATGTCCTCAGAATAATATGACCATTAGGTTCAGATATAAATGATAGATCAGGTGTATTTAAATTATTAGCTGCTCTCTGAATCTTAACCAAAGTATTTGTCGAAACATTACATTCAATATCAGCACCAGGAAATTGAACATCACGTTCTGGTGCTGCTTTGAGAGTAATATCAGGACTAGAAAAGAAATACTTACAAGTATTACCACCATTACCACGAATAGTTAGATAAGAATTGTTATTAAACTCAAGGACAGGATCTTGGAACAAAGAAACTGCCATCAAGAACTGAGGTAAATCATAAATGCCAAATGTCTGTGGCCATACTTCTTCACATTTATACTCAGAAACAATATTCTCCCCAACACTAATAGTCTTAATAATACTACCCTTACGAAGAAGAATAGAAGAATTAATAAGAGAATAATTTCTTAAAATGTCGCACGTTTGTGTTGTTAATTTAACCTGAGTCATTGAGGATAAGTCTCCGTCGTTTTAGTTTTATCATTAAAATGAAGGAGAAGCATAGCATAATGGATGATCTTAATGATATCCCTACGCGCAGTCCCCTTTCTGTCATAGCGTGAAGCATATTTCAAGATGTTACTTCGACAAAATGCTTCAGCATCTCCACACGCTTCAATCAAATCCAACGTTTGGATACTATCATTACCTGTACTATAATGTCCAGCATAGGTATGACTGATGTAATCCGAAATCTCTTTCAGAATTTCATCTTCATTGTATTTTCTCAATTTTTGTCCCATACATGATCAATATCACTATGATAGCATTCAAATTCATTTCCGTCAAGGTCTTGTAATAAAATCTTATGACCAGGAAAACTAGGTTTGCCAATACCTTCAATAATCCTAGCAGACCTACCGTCCTTAAGTTTAACAACGTGTCCGATGTAACCAGAAAATTTTTTATTCATGACAAATCTAAATCTACCTCTGTATCCTCATCAACCACCACTTTAAGTTCTTTAAAATAAAATCCAGATCCTTTAAGAAACTGCTCCATCTTATCAACAACATGGGAAAGAAAGACAGTATTAAAAGTCATACTGGTATTTGATCCTTCCTCATCAACAGAAACAAATGTAAAACTAGGCATATTTTTTTTCTCTTTGTTTGCACATATTATAGCATAGTGACATGACTATGACTATACCTTATGCCAGTTGTAGAACTGACTCCCTAATCACACTATAGTTCTTAACCTTCTCCACATTCAATGTTCTCTCAAACTTACCTTCTAAAGTCTCCTTATGACTAATGACAAATACATTTGTATTATCATCAAAGTTTCTTAAGATCCATCCTAATTCACTTGTACCACCAGCATCCAAAGAACCATCAAAGATTTCATCTAAGATAAGAATGTTAGTATCCACAGAATTCTTAAGTTTAGCAACAGCCCTCCAAGTAAGCAACAAAGCAATGTCAATACGAGCTTTCTCTCCCTCACTGAAAGACTCATAGGAAAAAGAATCCCTATAACGTGATTTAATTGTCTCTTCAAAATTTTCATCAAGATTGAAATTGACATAAAACTCTAAGTTCTGAAGATGTTGATTAATGAGTTTATTCATCACCGGAAGATAACGTTTAATGATTCTAGTCTTAATACCATTGTCTTTCAGAAGAATAGATGCTGCTAACAACGTGTTCTTATCTTCCTTAATACTATACATCTGTTTCTTTAATTTACTATATTCATTCTCCAAATATACAAGCTTCTCTTCTGCTTCTATACTATCATTCTTCTCATTTTGTAATGTCTCAATTTCTTCCTGATATTCCTGTATCTGCTTCTGTGTATTCTGAACATCAGCATTGTATTGAGCAATTGCTTTATTATAATTGTGGAAAACTTCATCTCGTTCCTCTTCCAACTTAATAGCAACATCCATTTCTTCAAATCCAACTTGAAGTTCCTTAATAGATTTCAGAATAGAATCAACCTTATTTGCTTTTAATTCCTCTGTAATAGATTGACTACATGTAGGACATATAGTATTATCAACAAAGAACTGATGTTGTTTCTTATGTGCTGAGAACTTCTGTTGAATCTTACCTTTCAAATTATTTAAAGTTTTTAACTTAGACCCAGCACCCACATGATCATCTCTATATGCAATAGCATCCTCAACTTTCTTTTCTAAATCCCCAGATTCTGCTATCAAAAAATTAACTTTTTCTTTCTTATCTTCTATAGTAGAATGCCGTTGCTGACAAATAGAACCAATGAATTGTTTCTGCATAGAGATCTTTTCTTCAGCAAGATCTGCTTTATAATCAAAGTCCTTCATCTCATCTGATGCAGTCCTTACCTTATCCTTAAGAACGGTATTCATCACAGAAAAAATCTGAATGTCTAGGATATCCTCAATGATCTCTCTACGTTGCGAAGTTGGTAACCGCATGAATGGAACAAATGTACTAGATCCCAACACAACAATCTGAGTAAAAGACTTATAGTTCATCTTCAAAATAGTCTGTTCCAGATGCTTTTGATAATCAGCAACATGACTAGACTGATCTAACATCACATCATTCTGATATATCTCAAATCTATTTGGTCTAATACCACGTATAATCTTAAACCTATTTGGTCCTTTACTAAACTCAACCTCAACTACACAATCTTTTTCATTGATACTATTAGGAAGCATTGGTTTATTAATCTTCCTGAATGGTTTCCCAAACAAAGAAAACGTCAACGCATCTAAGATGGTTGATTTGCCAGCACCATTAGCACCAACAATTAGATTGGTCTTAGCAGATAACAGATCAACCTCAGTATAGGTATTGCCGGTCGATAAAAAGTTCCGCCATCTTACCTTTTCAAATATAATCATGTATCACTCAATAGGTGGAATCATAAAATCATCAATGGATATTATAACATACTTTTGGTTTCCTTTCACACATGCTGCAACAATTTCTAACTTTTCAACTTCCACTACCTGTAGTGGTGGATGGTTTCCATCTTCTGTGTGAATTAAATATCTTTCTGCGTCATCAATTTCGTCCCAAATAGGAATAATATGTTCTCCCTCTGCACTATCGATGACAGAAAATACTCCATCTGGTCTATTCTTAAGTGTGAGGATATAAGACATTACACCATTTCACAGCTCTCAATATATAGGGATCTCATAACCTTCTTTAAGTTATCTTTATTTACGGTCATTTCTACCTCATCAATATACTCATTAAGTAATGTTAAAGTATCCTTAATCTCTAATGATGACTCATTAGTATCACCATCAACATCAAGTAAAGTTTCTACAACTTTGATATCATAAACTCCAATCTCATAAAGACGATCAATCATCATATCAAACTGTTCGTAGTCTCTCTTCTCCTCTACTATAACCTTAACATAAGTATCTTTATACTCATCATAATCCACAACCATATCTTTTTCAAGATCATTGTAATATAATTTTTTAAAAATCTTATATGGATTCTTGATCCAAGTTAACTTTGCTTTAGGTGTATCAAACAAATAGAATCCACGTGGGTCATTATAATCATTCCAGAACATCTCATAAGGATTACCAATATATGTCACATTACCTTTACTAGACTTATGATGATAATGACCAGAAAGAACCTTCTTAAATTTAGAAAACAAAGTAGGACTCATACCAGTTCCCATCATACCAGGAACCATCTCAAATCCACCTAACTCCAGATGACCCATACAAAGAGGAGCATCAGTAGATTCAATCTTATTAAGTGTTTCTTCCCTGTTCTGCGAATTAATCCAGGGAATCATAAGGATCTTAGTATCCTCAATAATTATCTCCTGTGGTCTAGCATAAACTGCAATGTTAGAAAACTCTCTCAACAATAATCCTGGTGTATTAATCTCATTAGTATTCTTATAATATGCAGTATGATTACCAACAATCATATGAACCTCAATACCCATGCATTCCAAACGTTGAAAATAATAAGTACGTATACGATTCCATACATTATAATCTATACCTTTCCTTTGATCAAAGGTATCACCTAAGTCAATTAAGGTTCTAATTTTTTTCTTTTCTAATGTAGGAAAGAATACATTATCATAAAATTTCTTAAAGTAATTCCAGAAATTAATACTACCCTTTCTACCATCCAGATGTTGATCTGTTATGATAGCAACTGTCATCTATTGTTCATCCTCGTCTCAATATTTTCTTTGATACTACCCATGTCTGCATAAGAAGCATTCATACCTGCCATGTCACCATCAAATGTATCTGTATACATAACCTCTTGATATCCAGACTTCTCTAGGATCTTACTCTTGATTTCTAACTGACGTTTCTCTTTCTGAATTCTACGTAGAAAGGCATAGTAAATAATCTGTGTGAAATAAGCAAAAGGGTTAGAAGATTTCTCTGGATTAAAATTATCTATGTACTGTAAACAGTTCTCGATACCATCACATATCATATCCTCACGGAACATATAGTTGACAAAGTTTGGTTTGTATGATAGATGTGTTGCAATCTTAAGAAAACAGTCACCAATATAATCAGGTACACGTGGTTTACTACCACCTTTAATGCTAGCAGCTGCAACTTTACCTTTGTATGCAACAATTGCATCTAAAAAGTCACGATTATTTACATAGTACTCGGTCTTTGCTTTGGCCATGCATCTGGGGTTTTATAACTGTGGATATTATAGTAGAAAATACTCTATTTGTCAATAGGGCTTGACAGGTAGTCAAAAACCTAATAGAATAACTCTGTCAGGGTTCAGAAGGACTAGAGCTATTATCTTTATAGATCTTCTCTAGTACCTCTTTAGTCTTCTGGACAGAACCTATGTAACCCATTGATCTAGTGAGACCTTTATCATTATCATCAACAGTAAGAGTAGGATCTATTGATAAATGACGTTGATAAAAATGAACAATCTTAGGATCTAATTCTGTGATAGTAACTACTTGTCTCATATTAATAACAAAAGTAGTATCATAAGTTGCTATCAACCATTCCTTTAAATGAAATCCTTCTACTGCACGACCAGCTTTCTTTTGTACAACACGATCTACTATTAATGGGCGATCCAATAAAAGAGAATCTTCATCAGTAAGATAGGAAACTTTAGAAAGAAGTTCTTCTCCTGTTGATAATTTTATTGTTGCATAGAATTCTGGTTCCATTTTATTTCAAATTAATTTTTATGATTTCATATTTAAAATTTTCTTCTTGATATATTAATAGTCTTTCGTACAAATGCTTTAAAGTATAATTATCTTTGCCTTCTGTAGATATATCATCTGCAATATCATAAAGAGTTGCTATTTCCTTTCCTTCACCCTTACGAAGGATTCTCCCCAATGACTGTAAATTTCGTACACGACTCTTGGAGGGGGAAGCAAACACAACATTGTGAAGATTCCGAATATTGATACCAGTAGAGAACGTTCCATAAGACGCGATGATAATTGCATTAGATTCTCTCTCTATAATATCTCGTACTTCTTCTCTGTCCTTTGTGTCTGTGGATCCATGAACGAAAAACACTTTTCGTTCCTTTGTCATACTACTATTTATCAATTCATAAAGAGGTTCACCATGTTTTTCCACATAGTTGAATAGTATTAAACTGTTTCCATCTATATCATTGACTAGGTTTTTTATTAAATTGTTTCTCTTTTCATGTTCTATAATATATTCCATCTCTGAATGATAATCAGGAAAATACTTATAGTCATGCTTACAAACTAAAACTTTAATTCTAATCTTAGAAAGATAACCTTTCTTAATCAGATCATCAGTTCTAGTTACTTTTTGACATGGACCAAACAATCCTTCCAACACCCACTTATGAGTCTTACTACCATCTAACGTACCAGTAAATCCAAATCTATATTTGGCATTATGTAACTTAATCATCAAACCAGTAAGAGACTTTGCTTTAAATAAGTGTGCCTCATCACCTACCACACAATCAATATCATCAAAGTATCTCTTTGGAAACTTATAAATTGATTGCCAAGTTGATATAATAACATTCTTATCAGTATTCTTATCTTTACCACTATAGATAGCATGACAATAATCTTCTGCTCTCCATCCATAGTCTTTAAAATCTTTCATCATTTGTTCCACCAAGTTAGTGGTGGGTACAATAATAAGAATCTTTTTCTTCAACATCCAATAATATTTAATAATTGAATAAATCATTAATGATTTGCCAGAACCTGTAGGAGACACGAACAGTCCTCTATTGCCCTTTAGTGCCTGGTAGACGGTGTGATACTGATATGGTCTAGGTCTTATACTACAAATGCTATCCATGAAGTGTTTGACGCCCTTAGGCGACACGAAATCATTCTCTTCCTCTACCGTACCATACCAATCATTATTTTGATATGCAATATTATATTTTTTTTCTTGACACCATTGCTTTATATGAGGAAGTAAACCATTATATATCTCACCTGTTGCTGGAGAATATAAATGGATCATCCCATCCCAATATTTATATCTGGGTTGTCTTTTTAAAAACTTTGCTTCTGGAAGTTCAAATGAAAAGTAATCTGCTAATTCTCTATGGACATGTGGTTCTGCATCCACTTGCATGAATACTTCATTCTTTTTCTTGACTGTCAGATGTGGCACTACTAACTCCCATTAATAAATTTTTCCCAATCTATAGCGTGTCTGATATGATGACTTCGATTAGAAATTTGTTTCATTACCTGATCTAGATAATGAAGCATTTGATCCATGAATTTGATTTTAGCTTCTAAGTTAATCAGTTCATCATCTGATTCCATATAAACTTTCATCTTCTCAGAAGTTTTTATATGTGAACCAAATGGTTTTTCTGCATATACACGAGCTTCTGATTCACCACCATAATACTCGCGTTTTTCTTTAACCATCTTTCTATGTTCAAATTCAAAAGAGGTTTTAATTTGTGATATGTCTGTGTAATGGTTTAAGTATTTATTGTGCTGAAAAGGGATCTCTAATGCTAGCCGTGCTAGATCTTCTGAGTACTCCTTGTTCTTAAATTGAAAATCTATCTTAGTATCAGCACTCCACTCTTCTTTAATTTTATCGAACCTATGATATAGTTGCTCAAATTTCATTCTATAATTTTAAAATTTTTATCACGGAGAGTATACCTAGTAAATTTGAACGTTGCGCTCGCTGTGAAATACTCGATATCGTTAACTGTAGCATCAAATATAATATCTGTCAAGGCCACGGGAAACAATCTTTCATAATCAACAATAAACTGTGTGTTATAATTTGATGTTAGTATATGTAATTGACCATGAGAATACTTTGATTTTGCTACCTTAAATCCTTCAGCATTACCATTCTGTTGTATCCATTTCCATATAGAATGATAGTTAATTAGATCTTCGTCCAGAATAAACTGTACATTTAAATCACCATACTCAACACCACCACCAGGAATAACAGGAACAGATCTCAATCCAGTTGCTATTGGTGTGATTGGCATACTGATATCAGGAAAATTTACTGCCTGACAAAAGAAATCCACACTATCAAATAATTCAAGTTTAAACTTGAATCCTGTAGGTGCTAAGAAATTTCTATTTTTTGGTTGTTCTTTATACCATTCAGCAGGCATCTCAAATCCTCAACTAATTATGGTCATGCTTCAACTGCATTATTGTCCTTATCATGTCGTTGATAGGCAGCAGGTGTTCGTGTACTATTGTCTGCTTTTCTTGCTTGATATGTACCAGGTGTTCTAGTGGTGTTATCTACCTTACGTGCCTGATAATCAGCGTTCCAATCTTTCCATGCCACAGTACTCCAACCCTCACTGTCTCCAGAATAAAGTGTTTTACTTACACTTCCTGGTTGAGGATCAGATTCTGTATTATTTGATTCGTGTCTTTTGTATGTCATATATCTATTTAGACAAAAAAAAGGACTCCGAAGAGTCCTTTTGGTAATGCGAATGTGAAACTTGTATCACATCAAGTTAGTGACCTGAACACGACGATAGTACATGTTGGCATTGGCGGTAAGTGTCTCACCGTCAGGTGTACCATTGTATGCACCGTTAGTTGTAACGAATGGATTGGATACCATGCCGTAACGTGTTTTGAAACCGATCTTAGGTTGGAATGTATTGGGGTCAATACTGCGAACCATCTGGAGGGGTACATATGGGCAGTAGAATAGTCCTGCGTCATATGGGGAAGTACCCTTATAACCGATAACATAGTAATGCTTGTCAGACAAGTTAGCAGCATATGGGTCAACGTAGACCTTAATGCGACCATTGATTGTACCAACAGCAAGATTTCCAGTGTCATCAACATCACCGATGGAAGGACCACCAGCACCGTTAAGACCTGAAGAATAGTCGAGAACACCTGCCATAGCCAGAGCACTTGCAACGTCTGCAGAACAGATGAGGAAGTTACCCTTTCCACGACGAGTCTCTTGGGCAATAGCGTTAGCGTCACGCTCTACCTGATAAAGAAGACCCTTGAATTTCTCAACAGACCACCGACCGTTGCTGTCAACGTCGAGATCGAAGATACCAGCGTTAGCAACGTTGTTCTGAGCACCCTTCTTAGCGACGGTATACACAGTACGAACGACTTCACGGTTGATTTCAGCGAGAACTTCACTAGACAGAATGTTAGCGAGTTCTTGCTCAGCATCTAAACCATGAATTGCTTTCAAGTCTTGAGCGAGTTCAAGAGTGTACTCTGCCTTGAGAGCCCTGGACTTTGCAGTCACAGAAGTCTTCTCAATGCTGAATGACATCTCACGGAACAAGGAATCAGCCTCACCCATTTTTTCCAGTTTTTCCCTGGACATACCACGAGCAACTTCATAAGTTCCAGCAGTGCTGTCATTTAGAAGGGCGGGGTTGTTACCATCGGAAAGACCATTACCAGAATCTGAAGTACCATCTCCTTCACGAACAGCATAAGAACCTGCTGTGTCTCCATCGTCACCAGCAGAGAATCCTGTATCTGGTTCGTTGAATAGTGCTTCTTCGCCAGTCTGTTTCTCGTAGCGAGAACGCATGGCAAAGATAAGTCCTGTAGGACCACTCATTGGTTGTACGCCACATACGTCATATGCCATAAGGTTAGGCATAGCACGACGAACGAGGCTAATTAGGACAGGATCGAAACCTGCCAAGCCAGCTGTATTGGAATTACCCAATGCAGAATTAGCGGGAGATACAGTACCAGCGCCTAATGCGTTGACTGCTACCTCATTGAGCATTCCCCGTTCTTCACGGATGAAACGCTCTTGGTTTTCCAAGAGTACTGCGGTTACTGCTTTCTTGTAGCGATCTCCTTTAAGTTCAGGAGCTCCCTCATGATTGAGAACAGGTGCCCACTTCTCTTGGAGTTTTTCTGCGTTAAACATTTTTTTAAACTCTAAAGAAAGTGTGTTATATTATTATATTACTGCCAGCGTTCGATGGCCTGCATGTAAGATGCCATTGCTGGACCTACATCGCCTTGACCTTCTACTGGTGTCTCGTCAGTTGCTTCTACTGCTTTAACAGCAGGTGCATCTGGGAAGTATGACTCACGAAGAGTCTTGACTGCCTCAGCGAATTTCTCCTCTGATTCAAATCCTACCCCCTCTGCTAGTTTAGCAAGTTTGTCTTTCTGTGTATCTGCTAGTCCTTCTGAAATTGTATTCAGAACAACTGTACGTGCAGATTCATCAAGACGATTATTAAGTCCCACATTGCGCTCAATCTGTTCATTAAGGCGCTCTTCCATTTTACGAAGATCTTCTGTCAAACCCTCGACGACTTCAATTTTATCGTCGGGGATATTAATATAATGCTCGTTAAAGAGATTCTTAAGACCGGCAATAAAATCTTCTGTGATTTCATTGCGAATACCACGGTCAATAGCAATCTGGTTCTCTTCTAACCAGGTCTGAACGGCATACTTACATGTACCGTTTACTTCTTCTGCAAGCTCAGCCTTAATTTCCACTGACTTAGCTTCCAGTTGTATTTTGAACTGCTCTTCAAGTTTAGTCCACTCTTCATTGAGTTTAGACTTAACAGCAGCCTCAAAAATTGTTGTTGCTTTTTCTTTGAACTCCTCAGAGAGTTCAGTTCCTTCTGTCAATGCTGCAACATCAGCAGACATATCAACTTCCTCAAAGGAAGGCTTGATCGGATAAGTTACAGTAGGACCAGTAGATGTTCCATGTGTAATGTCAGCGCCAAACTTAGGATTAGAACCGGCAGGCTCATCTTTACCAGTACCTCGCTGTTGGGGATCACCAGCGACTTGTGATACAGGTGCAGATGCTTTAGCACCGGGATTATCTTCACCAGACTCATTACCATCAGGACGAGGACCACCGTTATCAGTAATCGATTGACCCGCTTGGGCAACATCGGTACTCAGGTCAGCAGCATGACCAGTGCGCCCTTCGGCACTACCGCCATTTTGATTCACAGCACCTGAGGTTTGGCTGTTGGCGTGATAAGAACCACCACCAGGAATAACAGCAGCAGCAACGGATCCCATGGGATCTTGACCAAGAGTTTCGGCAAGTTCCTTATGTGATTCAGTTACAAACTCCTCAAACTTTTCGTTTAGCATATCTGACATTTGAGTTTCCCCTTAAAATTATTCTGATAATTATCTGTTTTTATTTATAAATCATAGAGTTGTTAGGAAGTGTTTAAAGACCTGTAAGGTCTTACCTTCCAATTCACTCTGTGATGCTTGACTAATAGTCTGATGATATTTAGCAACAGTAGTTTCTTTTAAAATACCATTGTTCCATACCCACTCTTTACCTTCCATGATTCCATTAACAAAAGCATCTGGAGCAGAAGGATCTGCAACTATATCTGCAGCAGTGGCAAGCATAAAGTCATCCATGACATAGGCAACACCCTCTTGCTTATCAAGAGTACCCATGCCTCTAGAAGAAACACCAAGTTTCACTCCTTCACCCAAAAGTGATTTAGCAATCTTGCCATTAGGAGTATCAAGGATATGTGCTTTACCGATAAAATTATTACCTTCTGCTTTTAAACTTACGATCCTGTGAGACACACGATCAAGGTTTACAGTAGGTCCATCGGGATGACCCAATTCACCCAGAGCACGACCTGGTTTGATATATTCTTCATTATAACGTTTCACTTCATTATCAAGAACTTTAAATGGGTATACCCTTCCGTTGCGGTTCTTCACTTCAGACTGAAGAAAGACACCCTCAATATAGAGTTTCTTTTCCCCATCTTTTTCTTCAGTGATTAACTCAACTGATTCGATGTTCTCGGTAATAAGTTTCATTCTTCGTTGGGTTGTTGTTGTGCTGTAGGTTCATCAAAGTATGATGAAGATACAGTCTGTTTATATGTATCAATGACATCTGATGCTCTCGCAAAAAGAAAATCATTTATCTTGTCCATAGCTTCTGACCTTTTCTTGTCAGCAAGCAGATCAACAATATCAACCAATTCAGAATCTAATGGTGTTGTATCCATAATATTTACAAGTTATAAGAATTATTTAGTAGATGAAGTTGCTTTAGAATTTGACGTTGCCTTAATTTTCTGCATTTCCTTCTTATGAGCATCATCAGACTGCGCTTGACCACGTGCTGCTTGATCATCTTGCTGTTGTGCTTGAATCTCCGGAGCAAAGGCATCATTCTGACGATCCATCATATCAAAACTAGTAACATCAGCAGGGTTAAGTGCTACACCAGTATCAATATCAAACTTCATTTGCTTGTCCATTTCCTTGTACTCTTTGTCGTTCTGTTGTAGAACATGACGACGCAAATACTCTGTGGAGAAGTACTTACCAACAAATGGATCCATCTGTGTTACAAGATTAATTCTTGCCATCAGCAACTCTTGTTCCTTTAATTCATTAAAGTGATTATCAAAGAGGAAGTCATATTGAATATGCTCCTCCATATCATCCCAGTCTTCTGGAGCAATGATACCTTTAAGAATCAATTGAGTTTTTAGAATATCCTGGAATAGTGCAGAAAATCTCTTGCGGAGTCTGCCAATAAACTTGGTGAACTTAAGTTCATCTCGCAGTATTTCAGTAGTCTTGCCAAGATTAAAAGCTTTATTGTCATCTGTGAGTCTTGAAGGAGGAAGGTTAAGGGAGTTGTATAATTTTTTCCTAAAATACTCAACGTCTTTAAGTTCTCCAAGGTTCTGTCCTCCTGGTAGTGTTGAAATTTCTGTTCCTCTACCACCTTCTCTACGTGGCAACCAGAAATCCTCAAGCATACTCATATGCTTTTTATCATCTCTGATCTCACCAGTGTTAGCATCGTAAACTAACTTGTTACGATAACGAGCCATCACATCACGTAGATATTGTTCTGCTTTTACCTTTGGTAAATTACCAACATCGATGTAAAAGATCCTACGTTCAGGTGCCCTTGAAAGCCTGTATATAACTAAGGCGTCCTCAATCATTCGCAATTGGTTCAATGACTTAATCGACTTATGCATGAAGCTTAAGGTATACTTCTTATTCAGATCTGTTACACCTGAATTTGCAGTAGCAATTGAATCATATGCAATCTTAATTCCTTCTGCTGTTGAAAAATCAGAAGAAGAATTTTGAGGCATACTCATAGAACCAGAGAATCCTCGTGGTTTATAAATGTAATACTCTACGTAATTACCCCAATCATATTCTAAAGCAGTACCACGAACTAACTGCGGGTTAGATGTCTGAGAAGGATCTTTTATTTTTTGTCTTACTTTACGAATCTTGAGTGGATCAATATACCTTAACTCAAGAATACCCAATTTGGGGTTGTCTAAATCTATAACTTTATGATAATAAGTTCTTCCATCTACATACCAGCTTCTAATTATCTGGTGTGCGCCCTTATCAAAATTCAAAAGTTTTTTGATATGATCAAATTCATTACGAATTTTAGTTTTAATACCTGCACTAATGTTTAAATTTGATAGTTCTATTTCAACAGGACTATCATTGGCATCACTAACGACAAATTCATTAACAATTTCATCAATTGCTGTATCCACTTCTGGGTGAAGTGACATATCTCTGTATCTTTTAATGAGTTCATACTCATTTTGAGATACACCTTCAACGTCAACATAAGTACCAAAATAGCCACCTGCTACGGTGGCTACACTATCATCACTATTTGGGGGAATTGGAGATTGTCCTTTTGGTTCCCCCTGTTTATTAATTAGAAAACCAAACAGTTGACTCATAACAGTATGCTATCTATTGCTAGTACTATTTATATTGGATATCTACTCCTGTATACCACTGCCAAATGTTGGTCCATCAGTTACCGCCGAAGCAAGTCCTTGACCACCAACAGTTGGAGTAGAAGGAGATAACCAGTAGCTGTACTGGAATTCAACACTGAATTCTTCAATCTGATCATTGCTGTCATAAGCAAGATCAATCTGGGAAACATTAGTTGGGAAAGAATGAAGAAGATCATACTGACGTAAAACAGTTCCACTATCAGTGCCATCCTTACGCATCTGCTTCACAGAAACAGTTGCCATATAACCTTTATCAGCAGCACTAGTGCCGGATGATGGTTTGTAAAGAGGAGCAGTATTTGATTTGTGTGTATTCATTTTCTCCAACCATTCTTCAAAGAAGGAACGAATTAACATATCCTTATCATTGAAGAAGGTAGCAGTCCATGTATCGAAGGTACGATCACCTGCAATCTTAACTGTTCTTCCCCTAAAAGGAACTTCAATCACACCTAAATTTGATGCCGGAAGTGCAGTAGACTTACAAAGCAAGTTTACTATATTCTTATTTTCCTGACTTGTTAATGAAAGTGCTTCTGGAAAATTGACATCAACCACAAACATATTAGGCTTAACGCCTTCTTGGATGTGTGTTAGAAAAGTGTCAATTCTTGTAAGTGAGTCTGTCATGATTTCTCCTAATTAATTTCCTGGATTATTGTGTATATTTTTATCGTCCAACAACTTCACTAAACGAGACGCCAGTCTTCGTTGCGGTGAAAGTAACCGTAATGTAGTTGATAGAACGAGTTGGTTTGACGAATAGTTCGGCAACAAATTCGTTACGATCAATTACGTCAGGTGTGTTATTTGTATCATCACATACCACGAGGAAATCAGTTACGCCACGACGAGCCTGTACTTCAGATAAGTAAGAGTTTACTGCACTGGAGAAAGAGCTTCTAGTTGTCGCATCGTTTTGTTCAAATAGTACTGTCTTCGCAAGATTACCAACTCGCTCCTCAAGGTTGAGGAAGAGACGACGAACGTTAATTCTGTCGAAAGCAGATGGCGAAGCTAGTGCAGTCTTATCACCGAATAGTGTAACACCACTACCAGGGAAGACTACAACTGGGTTAATTCTTGATTGATAGAGTTCATCTCTATCTGCTTTGCTTGGGTTGTAAGCAAGTTTAATTGCATTACGTAGCGAACCACGATTTACACCTGCAGGTGAATACCAATCATCAAGTTGCGTGGAAGTCGAAACACATAAACCAGCAATGTCTCCATTACATGGAATGTAACGATACTTGTCATTAAAGCGATCATAGTAATACTTATAACCACTATCAAAGACAGCGTATGAAGTAGAAGTTAGACCTTCAAAGAATTCAAGTGTGTTCTCTTTCTGTTTAATATTAGTAAGAGCACCTGAGGTTCCAACTTGGTTTCCTTTATGAGGAGAAACAAATGCTACACAATCCTTACGACCAGAAGCAATTCCAATAACCTTAGCTGCCTTTGCTTTAGTATCAGTTTGTGTAGAAAGTGATCCACCCATTAGGATGAAATCAACGTCTACTGTTTCTGTATCAGCAAACTCATCAAAAGCATCTGAAATTTCAGCAGTTGAGTATGCATAATCATCAGTACCACCAGATAGAGTAGTTTCTACTTTACCAGAAATCTGTAATAGATCATTAGCACTCAAAGCACCAGAAGACTGATCCCAAGATTCTCCAACACCAGCAGTAGAAGGATTGGATACTCCAGCAATAACAGTACCGTTATAGAAGAGATCGGATTGATTATTAATTACATCACGATAGAAAACAGCAGCACCTTCTGTACTCTTGCCATCTGATAGTTTAGATGCATACAGAATTCTTTCTAAAACTGTGTTAGCAGAACCACTATAAGCACCTGTTGTATCAATAACAGCAAAATGAATTTCATCATAACTGATATTAAGACCAGATGCAAATGCAGAAGTACCAGGACGAGGACCAATAGAACCAAGTGTTAAACCTGTATTGCCAATTGTCTCGTTAGTGTACCAGTCATTAACAGCAGTCAGAACGATAGCAGTATCAACTACACTATCAACTGTGAATACTGCATCACCTGTCGTTAATGTAATAACATCTCCAACACTATGACCAGTACCAGCAGTTGTTAATGTGATAGTAGCAGCTGGACCTTCGATTGCAGTGATTTCAAATGTGGAGTTAGCATTACCACCATCAATTGTAATCGAATCTCCAACTAGATATTGTCCATTACCTGCATTAGAAATTACTGCAGTTTGTACAGCGCCTGCGGTTACAGTGGTGGTAACCTCTAATCCAGTACCAGTTCCACCCGTTGTAGGCATCACACCACCGGCATTGTTATAACCAGTACCTGGTTGCAAAGAACCAATCGCTGTTGGATCTCCATTTGTTACACCAACCGTAACAGTTGTGTTGATGCCACCACCATTCGATGTAGTGGTCACCACATCACCATCAGTATATCCAACACCAGGAGCAGTAACAGTAAGTGTCGCAACAGCACCTGTATCAGGAGTATCTAAAGTATCAGAAGTAGTTAGTCGTGTGAAACCACCATTAGCATTCTTATTAAGAATAACTGCAGCACCTTCAACGACACCTGTAACAGCGTTTGTCTTAACTGTATGAACAACAGCTTGTTGTCCACCAGTAAATGTTAATGTACTTCCAGCAGCAATAGCAGCAGGAGGATTGCTGAATGTGACGTTTTGATCGGCACCACGATCAACCACAACAACCATAAGTCCATTACCCCATGAACCGGCAGTCCTAGCAACATATTGATTGTTGTTTCCACTACCTTCATTCCAGTCATCATAACTCTTGACTAGAACGTTTGCTGCTGCTGTACCATTTGCGTTAGTAACTCCAGTGTTAGCGCGAGTAATTGCTAACTTGCCGCCGTAATTTAAAAATTCTGAAGCAACGAACCAATCTTCTGCGTTGCCTTCTGCGGGAGCACCAAAAACTGAAATCAGTTCTTTCTGTGATGCAACGCTAACAACTGTTCCAATCGGACCCTTTTGGAAAGTAGACGCATGAGCAGCAGTAATTTGTGATGCGCCAACAATTACAGCATTAGATAGATCACGTTCCTTAAGAACAATTCCAGGCGAGACTTGACTTGCCATGTTTTAACTCCTCGTGTAGTGCCAATATTAATCTAAAATTATTTATTCTTTTGTTGACTTCCACGCTAAAATGGTAACATGTAAGAAACATCTTCTTGTGTCTCTCCATACTCCCAAACAGAATCACCATCAACAAAACCTTCATCACCTTCTAGACCTGTTGTTATGAATCCAAATGGTGCCATATCCTGTTCAATTTGATTCTTCTGCTCATCATATATTCTCTGACGAACATCATTATCAGTCATTTCTTTGAAATATTCTTGCTGTACCAACCAAGCAAAGATAACCATACACATCACAAGGTCATCATGATATCCTTCATCTGCTTCAAAGGATTGTTTTTTCTGAATGAATGTAGTTAATTCAGCAATAATTTCATAATCATTAAAGGTTAATTTATCATCTTCTATAATTTGTTTTAAATTAGCACACCCTTGTTTCTTCACAGTGATACTCATCTTAACACCAAGTTGTGTTTTGGTTCCAGAGAATCCTTGTCCTATAATTTGACCAGCCCTACCACGCATGGCAGACATCAAGACATTAGGATATTCAAGATCATAATTTAATATAGATGCTACAGAATCTCCTACATCATTAACTTCACATAACACCCATGCATTATTATATGCCCTTGCTACATCATTAATAACATTGGGAAAAAGCATAGGTTTGATTTCATTATTCCTATACTTTCCTACAATTTTATATGGTACAGTTGTAATATCAAATACAATAAAAGCAGAATAGTCTCCACCTATACCTCTTGCCACATCAACAGTCATGAGATATTCATGTTTGTCTTCTGGTCTTACATATATGTCTAAACCTTTATTTTTGCTAATAGGTTCTTCAAATGCTAATGCTCTTAATTTTGCAGCAGAAATTAAAGTATCAACAGATCCTAAAAATTCACATTCAAATTCTTGAGTGAACTGTCGTTCTGATGTATTGGCAATAGTCAGTGCTTTCCAATTAGCATCTCTACCAGGTACTTCAGACCAATGTACTTCAGACCAGGCATATCCATTCCTACCATTAACAGCATCAGTCCACAACTTATAGAAGTGGTTCATACCATAAGGAGTAGATATGATTATTACTTTTGTTTTTGTACCAGAAGTAATAGTAGGATAAACACTGGCAAAGAAGGACTCTGCAATATGGTTCGGAACGAAAGCGAACTCATCGAGGAAGATGATATTGAACGACATGCCTCGGACAGCAGACGCAGATGTAGAAGCTGCCAATATCTTACTGCCATTTTCTAACTCCATCGAACCTTTGTTCCATGATATAACACCTTGCTGAATCCATTTAGGTAAGTTCTCGTATGCAGTTTGAAGACGACCTAGTAGATCCCTAGCGGTGGATGCCTTGTTAGCAAGAATACCAATGTTTACATTATCATTAAAGATAGCATAATGCAACAAATATGAAACCACTGTTGTGGACTTGCCAGTTTGACGAGGAAGTTTAGCAATATTGAATCTACTGTCATGAAATTTTTGAATTAATTCTTCCTGAAAATCCCATAACTTAAATGGCACAAGACCATGATCCAAAGAAACAATCTGAATATAATTTTTAATAAAATATAATGGATCGTTCTTACATTTAATAAATTCCTCTACCTGTTTTTTTGTAAATTGTTGTGCAACATTTGCTTTCTTCAGAAGCGGGTTGCCAAGATATACCTGATCAGATGCCACTAATTCTCCTCATGATATATGTGTAAAATTATAATCAGTAATCATCGCAAATAGTTTAATTTTCAATTCTTGAAGATATCTCAGTTCTTCGATAGATCTTTGAGGAGAACCCGGCCAAATTTCCAAGTATCCACACACAACATTATATAGCATCCTAGTTTCTATAATACCCATCTTTGTAACACAATGCCATTCCTTATCAATTTTTTCAGGATCCCATTCTGGTTCATCGTGTCTGTCACTAGTAGTCATTGATCTTTGAAAATACTATTCCATATTCTCATACCATCATCACCTTTAACAAAAACACTTAACTCTTCTGGTTCAAAGTTATCATCCAGATCTGATAATGCACTCTCTAAAGTAACAGATGGAGGAATTCTATTTTGTTCGTTTTCCCAGTCCATCAACATTTGTACCCAATCAGTAGGTCTGTTCCATTGTTGAGCTTCTGCCTTTGGTGCGAATGCCGTAGTACCTACAATACCACCAGCACCAATACCAATGGCACTTACAATAGCAACTACTCTTTCATTAGCACGTACTCGTGCAGTGAGTTCTTTTTGTTTTTCAATTAATGCTTCCACCTTTGTTTGAAGGACTGCTATCGAAATTTTTGTCATTCATCTGCTCCCACTTTTTTCAACATTTTTTGTAAGTCTGCTGTACTACCAAGAAACATAGTGTTATTTACAGTAGTAGGAGTACTACCTTTGGTAGGTTCGTCAAGTCTCTTCATTTTTGATTGTAGATCAATAAGCTTATCAGTCATATCAGCAACTTGTTTCATTGCATTAGTTGCAACTTCAAATGCTCTGGGATGTCCAGATTCTTGTGCTACTTCTAAAGCATCACGTACTGCTTCCTGTCCTTGATCTATAAGAGTATATAGTTGTCCTCTAGTATACTCATAATCATCTTTGCTATCATCATTAACATCACGTAATTGTTTTTTTCTAGGAGCACATCCTCCCTCTGGAGTATTAGAAGCTTCGATATCTAAGACTTCCTCCATGTTCTTTACCATTTTTTTATCTAATTTTTCAGTCATAACATTTCAATACCTTCATTAAAGCCAAAATCATCTGTAGAAATTACAAGATCATCATCAGCCGTGGTTAATTTATTAACAGTAGCACCAGTTGCATGTGTTGCTGCTGTTGTACTATCCCAATGTCGCTTGACTTTAACAGATGTTGCATCAATGACACTGGTTATCTTCATTATCTCACTATCAATTACAATCCTATCATCAACCGCCAGGTTACTAGAATCAGATACTGTGATGGTAGTAATAACTTCTGTGTGATCTGCAGTTGTAGTTGTAGTTGCATCGGAATCATAATCTTTCAATGCCTTAGGTGTATAAGACATCTTAGTACTACGTTCAGCAACACCCTTTAAATTTGGTGATTCATATACAATAGCTTTCTTGATAACATCCGCTTTGTTGAACGGTCCATAGATGTAAGACTTAGCAGTAAACATCAAGGTCCATACTATGCTTCGTCTATCTAGAAAATTGTCATCCCAATCGTCAGCATAATTAATAGAATTCAAAATAATAGATATATCTTTCTTTTCATTCATATCAGGAATCATATTCAACGTAATGTTAAAGTTAGGTTGAAAATAAGGTAGTATCTGTTCTAATATTTGTAGTCCTGTATCTTGAGACTTTGCTATAATACCCAATTCAAATTCCATATTATATGGTACGGGTACATATTGAACCCGAACTTCTTTTGAATCTTGAATGACAGTTCTGTATTTCTGTGTTGGTGCTATCTTCCTAGAAGAATCATAGTTAATACCAGACATTTCAAAATATAGTCTAGGTAATGTAATAGCAACCTTCTTATCAACACTTGGGTTTTGTTCCAAACGTGTTAAGAATTTACTCTGTGGTCCATATGCAAGAGGTACTTTTTCTGCCTCTAATACATTACCAGCAGCATCAAATTTCCTGTGTTCAATATTATTGAACAATGTACCAAATCCAACAACAGTTTTACGTATTGCTTCGTTATAAAAATGTGGTCCTAACATTACCAATCACCTGAAACGTTTCCAAATTCACCGAAAGGATTAACTTCTGTAAAATCAAGTAGATTATCGCCTTCGGTCTCTATGTATTTATTGTCTGCGTATGCAGAAGTATTCATTGTCAGATTATCTACTGTTGTGATACTTCTTACTGTACTAGATTCACCACCAGTTAAATCCTCACTAGCATTAAAATTACCAGTTCTATTAATAACAGTAAGTACATCAGAATTCAAATCCCAATAAGATACTTCAGCAGTAACCCCTGTAACAGATCCTGTCACAGTTTCCCCTTGTGTGTATTCTCCTGTTCCAGCAGTATCCATTTGAAGTGAAATGGATGGACTAAAGATTTCTTCAATAACATCAATATCTGGAATTCCAGTTTCGATATTATCTTCACCAACTTCATAGATCTCAGCAGTCATCTGATAGATATATCTATCACCTAATTGATAGAAAGGTGCTTCTCTTTCTACAAATTTAATTTCATACAAATCTTCTGTTAAAGGATAGTAGATCAAATCTCCTTCATTAGGTCTACCATCAACTTCTGTTATGTCAGCAAAGTTATTAAATATCTGACTCCATCTATTTCTTGATACGACAAATTGTATCTCATCTGTCACACGCAATCCAAACTTACTAATAAATTCTGAAGGTGATCCAAATCCATCCACATTAATGAGGAACATCTCAATCATATACTGAGTTTTAAATTCAGAATATTTAATATCATTTAAAGAAACATCTTTTATAATTGATCGAGGAAGATAGTATACATCAGTTCCAAACAACTTAATTTGCTCATCAACCAAACTTTGGATTAATCGTTGTTCAGTTTTAACGCCACCATGTTGGGGAAAATATATACTCTTCATCCTATCTGACCAATGGCAGGAAGTTCAAATTGATCCTGACCTTCTGCCTTCAACATTGCAATATCTTTTTCTGCATCAGCAAAAATCTTTTCCCCGTTAAGAGAGACACCACCAGGCAGTTGAACATTCTGAAACTTAATTAAATTCTGACCCCATTGTCTTTTAATAAGAGCAGTAGTATATGGTTTAATCCATCTGTCATTATATACTTGAGTAAACTCTTCTGGATTGAGCATACGATAACAATCGATAAGGATGTAATTACCTTTCACTATCTTTGCTGGATCTATATCAAGAAACAATCTATCTTGTTTTTGACTCCATCTATACTCAACTAACTGTCCAGTATTGACAATTCTATCAAGAGTCTCAAAGTACTGACGAATCATATAATAGTTCGTCATATCAAAATTACCAAAAGCAAATCCAGATGAAAATGAGAATATATCCATCAAGAAATATTGGTTACTCAATCCAAAGAGATCATTACGAACCCAATTAGATGACACACCAAATACTTTTGATATTCCTAATACATGATCAGGAACCTTTAAATAATTATTCCTATTCTCCCAGATACTATCACTATCAACAGATCTAACTGTTATAGTTGCATCAGTGTTGCCACCAGAAACGGTAATAGTATCTCCAATCTCATAATCCTGACCATCAGCATTGACCAGTATCTTTGTGATCGCACCATTAGTAGTTGAGATATTTAATGTTAACCCAGTACCACTACCACTAGTAGATGTTGCAACAGCAGTAGCATCAGCATAATTTGACCCACCATTGGTTACAGTATATGTAACAACACCCTCATCACCAGGTAACGAAACTAATTGATCAGAACCTTTAAACCTTTCTACATCATCTGCAGTAATATGATGCTTAAGAAACATTCTTTCGATACCATCATAATGACGCTCGTGAAAATACTGCAAGGCATCGTCTATTAAATCCTCTATCTGGTCGTCATCTACATTGACTTCCAGAACAGGAGCACCTAATTTCCTCAGACAGTACTCCTTTAATTCTGCTCTACTGGATGGTTGTGCCATTAATATCTCTCCTTATGCTTGTGCTTCTGCCCAACGTAGGTTAACTGTCGCATTAATCGCGTTACCAGACGTTAGATAAGCATTGATCGCTAGAACATCAGGACCGTTGGGGAATGTACCACGTCCACCAATTGGAGTATTGGTAAGTTCTTTCAGTTCTGATAGGTCTAGGTTGTCTCTTTCACCACCACCAGAGGCAGTAAAGGAGAATACCTGTTCTCCAGGAATTGCTGCAGTAACAATTGGTGCAAAAGTATATGTAGTATTTCCAGCAGTACCAGGAGTAGTTCTGTCAGATAGGTAGAACCATACTCTAGTGCTATCATAGTTGTAAATGTTAGCAACAGTAGCACCACCTTTTAGACCACCACCAGAAACTTCCCAACCAATCTGCACACCAGCAACATCTACTCGATTAAATACAACCCAGTTTGTATTATAAGACTGGTTATTAGCGTTAGGAGCAGTAATTGCTGAAGCAACACCCTCCCATGTAACGTCAGAACCAGATGCAACTTGTGCGAATGATGGTTGTCCACCAGCACCACCAGTATTCAATCCTCCCCATTTAATATCTGTAGGATCAGTGGGATAATTTTTTGGATTCATAACACCCTCAATAACCACACCCTGTGAAGATGATCCACCCTGTGTAGTAATCTCAATGTTCTTGAGTAGTAATTGTGCTCGGTTGATTAATTCTCTTTCTCCTAGGTCTCCAGTAACAGAGTTAGAAACACTAGGCGACAAACGAATTAGGAAAATAGCACTCTTAGTAGTTGAAATTTGAACTTCCTTTTCTTGCCAAGAGAAGAGATAACCACGATCTTCATCAAATCCACCATCAGTTAGGAATGCAGAACCCCAGTGGTTAATCTGTGGTGTAGCAGTAGTTGATAGTAGAACAACACCACTACCTTTAGTGTGAGCAATAGCAGATCCTGCAGTATAAGTTCTTTGTGCTCCACCAGCAAAATTAGTATGAGTTGCTGCTCTGGAAAGACCACTCAAAATATTATCATTTTTGTGAGTATAATTAATAATCTCATTATTCATAATCAATGTACCACTATTAGGGAATAGTGTTCCGTCTTCTAATGTCATTGTCTCTTGAGTTTGATCCATTGCAACTGCCACTCTTCCTCTCGCACCTTCGTTAATAACCTCATACCTAACAGGTAAATTACCAGAACGCATAAATGCTTCGTTGTTTCTATTGTTATTCTTTAATCTATGTAAGAAAACAAAGTTACCATCCGGTCCTCTAAACATCCAATCGATGAATCCTGCTCCATACCATGAGTATTGGAATCCCATCATCTGCATCTTCGTGATGTCCGTATTATATCCAGACTTACCTGTACCATCTGCTTTATCAATATTCCACTGACTTTGTGGAATAAGAATTTCTTTTGTCAATGCAGCTTTTACATTAGAGACTGTAGTAACTCCTCTATAATCAGGATTCATATACAACCTTGTGTTATTATCAATCTCTGTAATGAGATGACACATACCACGTAAAACAATCCTATCACCAACTTTTAACTGTTCAGTAAACTTGGTATTAATACCAGTAAGTTCATTACTATTTGGCGTAGCAGTTACTGTACCAGCAATTTGATATGTAGAAGACCTTAATCCACAGGAAACAATATCCCCATCATACTGAATAAAGATACCATTCTGATCATCAAAAGCACCAGCACGAACTGTAGCACCTTTCCACTTATAAAGTGAAACGATTGGTTGATCACCAAATTCTGCACTACTATGCTCTAGTACTTGGGTAGCAATAACAGTAAATGTAATCTCATCAATGACTGATGCTACAGCATAAGTACCAGCATAACCAGTAGATGTTATACCACGAAGTTTTACCTGTGCTCCAACCTGGAAACCATGATTCAAATCATCTGTTACAATTGTAATGATACTTCCAACTTCTGTACCGTTAGCCTCAACAGAACGCAGGTCGTAGTTTGGAGCAAACAAAGCACCAGTGGTATACATAATACCTTTACCTGATTGGTATCTAATATACTTTTTAGACTGCCTAACTGCTTGAGCACCATGCGATGGTGAACCAGTTCCTAGTTGCACACCACCATCAAATGGTCTATGTCTATAGAATGAATCTGTTCTTGGATATATCTTACCCGTTAGTCCATTAGAAACACTACCAACAGATCTTGCTGTATATGATATTGAAGTTAATGACGGAACTTTATTAACATAAAACGGTCCTGAACACAAATTATGCCCAGATGAACTAGATGTAATTGCTGATAAAATTGTATCTCCAGGAACCAAACCATGATTAGATGCAAAGGTAACTAATATTTGTGCAATTGCTGAATAACTTACTGTAGATCCTGGTCCAAGAACACTAGATGTGGGAGCAGATATAGATACTGCTGGATAGAAAGCAATAGCATCTCCTGATACTGGAGTACCAGTTGCTGTGACACCAGTAATACCACCAACCCCACTAATATCAGTTACATCAATAGTCATATCATTTAGTGGTGATGTGCCGCCCAATATAGTACCCATAATATTAAATTGATATCCAATTTTATATCCACTACCAGCAGTATCCACAGTGGGAGAATATACACCACCAAGAATTGCTGGAAGGAATTTTGCTCCAAAAGCAGTTGGGTTTGTGTAACGTTCTGTTAAAGTTTCACTACCATCTACAGGTGTACCAGTCTGCGAAATTCCAGTAATAGCACCAGAAGCAGTAACAGAAAGAACAGTAACAGTAACATCATTGGTTACATCCACTCCACCCAATTTACTACCATTAATAGTAATAGTATCATTAATTGCATATCCACTACCTGGATTTACATAATTTACTGTATATGATGGTGTAGTAGTTGTATCAGAATTGGCAGTCATGACCGAAACTGTGAGTGTTTGATCATCAGCAGGATTGCCAGCAGCATCTTCTGTTAATACAGAGCATCCAAATTCGGATCCAGGAACTTTAGCAAATAAATCTATTATTGTATTATTAGATTGATTTGCTGCACTTACAGCATAACAAGGTGTTGGAAATCCAGCATTCTGTTCGACAAGAGAATTGATTAATGTAATGAGTCCATTCCTTACATCAGATGGAGTATCATTAGCAACTGCAGTATACGTAAATTCAGAAATATATGGTGTGCCGGAAACCGTTTCAGTAACAGTTACCTTGAATGTATCATCAACTTCAATCGGTCCACCAATAACTATCCGCTCAACTTTCTGTGTTGTAACACCAGCACCAATCCGTTCAATTTGAAAAGAAGAATTGATACCAGATGCACTAGTGGCATCTGGTAATAAATTTGAATAACTTTGATCTGCAGGAAGACCTATACCATATGATTCAAAATTTGTAATTTCACCTGATCCACCAATTTCAGTAACGTAAATATCAAGATCATTTAAAGGAGATTGACCACCCAAAGAGTTGCCATAAACAACAACTTTTTCTCCGATATTATAATTCGTCCCATCATTAATACTAGAAGAAGCAACTACAGGAGGAGTACCAGCAATGTTACTGTGAGTTGAATGAACACTAAACGATGATATGTTACCAGCTGGTCCAACAGCGGTTATTTCAATTCTTAAATCATTACCAGCTTGTTCTACTGATGATCCAGTTCCTGGAGTACCATCAACACCACCAACGGAAGATCCTATTATATTGAATACAACATTTCCAGTAGCAATATAGTTACTACCACCTGTATTCATAGTTACAGCATAACTAGGACTAGCTCCACCAGTTCTAACTACTGTAAATAACGCATCTAAACCTAACCCACTGTTGTTATCACCACCATACCAAGTTGGTGATTGATTAGCATATGTTGTTGTCTCATCTACGACAACAGTAGTATAAGCACCCTTTGTTCTAGCAACATTAAATAATGCTCCTTGTCCTATTCCAAAATTCTGTGGAGTACCATCTACAGCACCAGAAATAAAACTGTTACCTGTTTTAGAAACTGTATATGGAGAAGATAACGTTACAACACTACCTTCAATATTAGTAACAAAAATAGTATCACCAGATCCATTATTTAATGCAGCACCAATCTGAATATTTTGTGTATCGTTAAATGTGATTGTTGATACAGGTGCTGTAAATGAATTCGTAATATTAAGAGTAGTGTTAGTGCCAACAACACCAGTTACCTGTGTTCCTGATGCAACACCAGTACCAGATAAAGGAGCACCTACCGGAGGTAATGTAGATAAGGGTGCTATACCGAAAGTAACAGCACCTGAAGGTGTAGAACCTTCTGTCGCAAAGGATCCGGATGCGCCATTTGTTAGTACCGCAAATGTAGGAGTTGTTCCAATTTCAGCACCAGTGTAGAATCCAGCTTCTTTCAAAAATGTAAAACTAGATGTAAGCGATGTAGCAGGAGAAGTTCCTACCTTTGCTTTTGAATAATAATTAAATTGTTTTGAATTAGGAACAGAATTAATAATAAAAGAACCTTCAGCAGCAGAGAATCCTACAACAGAATCGGAAAGACCCTTAATACTAATAGGTTCTCCTACAGACAAACCATGTTCTAATTCTGTATCAATCGTGATTAAAGAAGGACCAATACCACCAGCACCTTGAGAAGCATCTGTAGTGATCGCAGAAACAGAAATATCAGAACCAGGAATCTCGTAGATAGAAGGATAATTTCTTAATAGGTCAATACTTTGCCACTTCGTTGGTTGAATACCATACTCAAAGTCAGCATCAAGCATAGACTCTGGGGCAGCAAAACGCATACGTTCGATAGCGTCTGTACCGAAGTCGTATGGTCTAACCCTTTGTTCTTCTGCTTCGACAAAAATCTGAACATCATCAGATGATACATACGCTGTAGTATCATATAAGAAGGTAATAGTTGTTACACCATTAGTTCTGGAATCTTCATTTGGAAAATCTGGATCAGCGCCATCAGCAGTTTGAATAAACGAAACACTAACTTGTCTTAAGGTGTCACTGAAATTATATAAAACTTCATTCTTAGAAGTATTAGTAATCAACAAGAGTTGATCACTATCATATTTACCAAGAAGTTTTAGTGTTCCTACACCAGCAATACCTGGAGCAAATACATAATCCCGAATCTGTTTCTTTGCCATAATCCTTGTTTATCCTAGTGCGATGGAGAAAGCAGCAATTTTTGAATCAACATATCTACGTGTGGCAGCATCTGTTAATGCGATAGGCTCTGCAAGATTTGTTACCTTATTATTTAGAAGATCTAAATCAGATGAAAATGACCCAGAAGTACCTGTAATGTTACCACCTGTAATGTTACCAGTGGATGGGTCAACAGCAAATTTATTTGCTCCCACTTCAAGAGTACCCGAAGTACTAAAACCACCAACAGAAGATATAGATCCTTGAGTAGATATTAAACCAGTTTCATTTGATATACTATATTTTTGAACATCAGTAGAATCGTGACCAACAACTGTTCCTCTTACATCAGTAGTTCCAGTTACATCAATTCCACTAGATGCTGTAAGTTTTCCTGTGAGAGCAGAAGTTCCAGCAACCACAAGATCAGTACCAACATCAATACTTGTTCCAACATCTAAACTACCTGCAAGTGATAGGTCAGTAGTAATGACTGTGAAATTGAATTTAGCATATGCAGCAAATCCTATACCAGGATTATCTGACCAAACAATAACACTTTGATCTCCACGTACTTTAATATCAGTTCTCTGATATGTCTGTCTTGGATTTAAATCTCGGTGATACTCCATGTATTCAGATGAAGCAAGTGTTGTTTCGTTTTCCGAACACACACCCATTCTAATTCTGGCTGGATCAGCACTTTGATTAGTAATGAAAACATTTAATGTTGCTTCTTCACCACTGGGAACAGTGTATAAAACATAAGGAACTTTAATATTAGTTGTCTTCAGTGAATTAACAAATCCAGATGCTGTTGGATCATCAACCATCTGACCCTGAATAATAAAACTTGTGTCAGGGGAATCAGAATATACTACTAAATTTTGTTCGTCTGCATAATAAATGGATGCACTCTCATAACTCTCACCAGCATCAATAATATAATCGTAAATGATATATGCCGAAGGATCAAAATTTGTTAAGGATCCAGATGAAACACCAACTCTTATTCTAGTTGGGAATGGATTCTTATGAGTGATCGTAAGTTTTCCTTCAACTAACTTTCCTGCGTCAGCAGTATGCAAAACTTCTTTGTTTTTTGCAGTCGGAATTAAGGAACCTAAATAACCAAAAGTAGGATTCGTCATGTATTTTCCTGCTTGCGAATTTTATAATTCTATGTTATTCTTATTTATAATTTAGGGTTTGAGCCACTGAAAGGAGTTGCTATTTATGAAAATGATAACCGGCTGTAATGGATTTATTGGATCATATTTTAAGAATTTAGAAAAAAAATATATTGGTATAGAGCAAAATACTGCAATGCATATGATTGATAATTTTCCTATGTGGGAAGATATTGATGAAATTATTCATATGGGAGCAATTTCTTCCACTACAGAAAAAGATCTTATATCATTAAATTATTATAATGTTGATCTTACTATAAGATTATTTGAAAAAGCAATCAAATATAAAATTCCTGTTAAGTATGCATCATCAGCATCTGTATATGGCAACGGTTCTTGGGGATGTCTCAACCCATTAAACTATTATGCTATAACAAAATTACAAATTGACTATTGGGTGAAAGATAATATAGATAGATTCAGTAACATACAAGGATTTCGTTTCTTTAATGTGTATGGTGCTGGTGAAGAATTTAAAGGAGAACAAGCTAGTCCTGTTAGTAAATTTACAGAACAGGCGAAGATGACTGGAAAGATTAAAATATTTGAAGGATCTAATCAAATGATTAGAGACTTTGTTTGTGTTAATGATGTAGTAGAAGTCGTAACCAATGCCAAAAATGAATCTGGTATATATGATCTAGGTAGTGGACGTTCTATAAGTTTTCAAGATGTTGCTGAAATAATTGCAGAAAAAGAAAAAGCAGAAATTGAAGTGATTCCCTTTCCGAAACATTTAGATGAAAAATATCAATTCTATACTGAATCAGATATGTATTGGTGTGATCATAATTTTATGACAGTACAAGAGTATGTCAATCTCCCTTAATTACTCTATAACTATCTTCATCAAAATGTTGAGTGGAAAATTCAAATAACTCACTATCTTCCAAAGCAATCATCTGATGTCGTAAACCTGTTGGTACTTCAAATTTATCACCAGGATATAAATATGTTACTTTTGCTTTAGCAAAATCATCAGTAATACCATAAAGTAATTTAATAGATCCTGAATGAAGATAAAATGTTTCTGTTTTGAGTTTGTGATAATGATAGGAACATGCCTTATCTTTAACAAAGTACAAAAGTTTTCCACAGTATAATTCTGTGTTAACGATCCACTTCTCAAATCCCCACCCTTTATTTACAAATTTAATATCTTGATTCATACTTAAAGAACTCATTAGCATTAATTCCCTTGTCGTCTATGTAGTAGTCACCAGAAGGTTTTCCCAAAGAACTCATTAGCATTAATTCCCTTGTCGTCTATGTAGTAGTCACCAGAAGGTTTTCCCATTATTAATTCGTGGTATTTGCATCCCCATTCTTGTAATTGTTGTTCGGTTAACTCATAAAATTGTTCATATACTTTATTGACAATATCATGATGTCTTCCCATACCTCGTGCAGTTAGATATTTTATAGTATGACCTTGATCATATAGTTCATTAATATATTCAATTCTATCCATCATAGGTACAGATAACTCATACTGTCCCATAGGACAGTTACTTATAGTTCCATCTATATCAATTACGTAAGTTTTGTATTTCATTTACGTCTTCTTTAGTGAGGATATATGTTCCAGGATGTTCTACTGCAATAGATGCTGCTTTATTCGCATAAGGTATTGCTTCTTCCATTGATAATGTATTCAAATAATGATAAGTTAATGCAGCAAGGAAAGTATCTCCTGCTCCAGATACATCAAAGGTAGGAACCTTGAAACCCATATAATGAATATCCTTATATATTGCTCCACGAGAACCATGTGTTACTATTAGATTTTTATATCTACCTTTTAACTTTTTATGCTCTGTGTTGTTTATCTTTATAAAACAATCTTTCTTTGGGAGTTTAGTCTTCTTACTGTCAATAAAGACAGGACCATCAAACCACTCAACCAATTCAAATATTTTTTCTTCTGAAAGATATCCTTTATCATAATCAGAAATAACTAATGCATCAAATGGTTGATCTAATGGATTAGCATGATGATTTGCTTTAGTGTAGCTACTAGGATAATCATCTACTGGCAACTCCCATCCAAAATCTGCTACTTCATCATTTTCATCAAGTCTCATTAATTGTTGATTAGAACGTTTATCAACATACCTAGTCTTGATTGGTTTTAATTCATTAGTCATAATGTATACATCACAACCAAACGACAGGAGGTTGTTCCTTACGTTCCAGGCCATCCCTTCTGTTTCTTTGGTCTCAATATACTCCATGACAGGTATAGGTGCCTCTGGACTGATCCTAGAGCACTCACCGTAGACATATCTGTCTACACAGGTTTCACCTATAACTAAAACCTTGAATTGTACGACTGGTGGAGTACTCTCCAACTCGGTCGAAGAACTTAACTTCTTTTGCATATTCACGTCCTACAACTTCTCCATGGAACCAATCGGATCCGACCACTAGTATATCAGGTTTAATAGATTCTATCAAGTCTTCCAATCCTTCCTTACTATCAAATGTATGAACTACATCAATATATTTGATAGATTCCAAAATAAACTTCCTATCTTCCAGTGGAAAAATAGGTCTATTTAAACCTTTGTCTCCAGTAATCTTTAGATCAGAATCAATAGCAACTATAAGATAATCACCAAGAGATTTGGCATACTGAAATAATTTAATGTGTCCTGGATGGAGCACATCAAAACAACCATTAACAAATATTATTTTCATTCGTTGGATACTTTAACTAATTTCATAATCTCTGGAAGATACATGTATTCAATATCACTATTCTTTAAAGTATCAATTGCATCTTCGATTGTCTCGACCAACGGATCTCCACCAAGATTAAAACTAGTGTTAAACAAAATAGGGACATCCGCAATTTTATCAAAGGCGTCAATAAGTTCATAGTAATTTTTATTTTGTTCTGGTGTTACAGTTTGAATACGACATGTTCCATCTACATGGATAACAGAAGGAATTTTTTCTTCAACTCCTTCTTTACATTTAACTGCATACATCATATGTGGTGTTTCTTCTCTCCCATGCAAATCAAACCATTCGTCAACATTCTCTTTTTTAATAGAACATGCAAATGGTCTAAACCACTCACGATGCTTAACAGAATTAACATGATCTTTTCCATCTTTAATAGTAGGATCAAATAAAATAGAACGATTGCCCAAAGCACGAGGACCACCCTCAGAACGACCCTGTAAGATAGTTACAATATTACCCTCACGAATAAGAGCAGCAACAGCATCAGGTGTTGTATCAGTAACATCACAACCTTCTAAATCATTCTCATAAGTGGTGGGATCATACTGTGGACCATAGTAAACAGATGCTTGTTTTTTGGGTACTTCATTTTCAGTAAGTTTATTATAAACCCAATATGCTCCACCGATAGATGTACCACCATCATGTGAAATAGGTTCACAATAGATGTTTAGATCTGGGAAGCGTTCCCAATACTTATAGTTTGCTACACAGTTAAGACCATAACCACCAGAAATACAAATATTCTTTTCGCCCGTCAATTCAACTGCTTTCTCAATCAAGTGACACATACGATCAGATGATTGTTCTTGGATCTTGTATGCTAGATCTTTTTGTACCTGAGTATATTCACCTTCAGCGTGGTGTTTAACGTCTTCCTTGAGAATAGGATATCTATGAACATTAATTTGAGCAGCATTAGGATAAGTTGGAACAACTAAATCCCTATTACCCCAACCAGCTTCATTAAAAAATGATGGCAATTCATCATTGGGTTTTCCATATGGAGCAAGACCCATAAGCTTACCTGCTTCGATAGCAGGGAATCCACAATACTGTGTTACTGCTTCATACATTTTAGTATGACCAGGATATTCTGTAAGGAATATATTATCATCAAAATCTCTCATTCCAACTG